CGTCATAAGTCGTTGATACTGAACGAGTTACAACGATGCCCCCGCCGCACCGTCATAAGTCGTTGATAATGAACGAGTTACAGAGTCTCCGTGGAACATTTTGTTCCACAAAAAAAAGTGATAAAAGAGCAAAATAATCCTTGCGCTTTCTGAGAATTATACTATAATATAGCCAAGCAAGTGAGAAAAAGACAGCTTGCGAAACACTAAAAAAATAATACTATGGAAAAACAAAAAACAGTAACAATTTCTCTCAAAGAATATATATCTCTAAAAAACGCTGAAGCTTTCTTAGCCGCCTTAGAAGAAAACGGAGTCGATAATTGGAGTGGCTATTCTGAATCAATAGATATTTGTGAAAGCGGCGTGTTTCTCGGAGATTCGCTTACGAGGCTTGAAGCCGCCGAACTAGAGCGGCGGATGCGAAGCCGTTGATATCCGCGAAGGTTAAAATGAACTCTAATATAATAATAGTATGTTCACAGTAGAAGTAAAAGATCACCAAGACACTTGGAAAGAGGTTGACTCTGGAGAAACCTTTGATGAGGTTCACTGTACTGCGATCATGTTCATTCCTGAATGGGGAGAGGATAGTGTGAGGATCAAGCGGGATGGGAAAGAGATGTAACGTTAACAAAGGGGGGGGGGACAAAGTGCAATCATAAGTGGTTGATTTACAATAAGTTATGAAAAAAGTGCATTTTTATGCATTTTTTTGTTTACAAACCGCTGTTTTTGTGGTATAATATATTCAGAAAGGTAAGGAAACCAACTATATTATGAAAGAACTAACACCACAGACAAAATGGACTAAGTATTCCTTTGATGAAATTAAGGAATTAGCTGAAGATGATGATATCATCATCCGTAATGAAGATGAACTATTGAACTATCTTAAAGAGCGAAGAGACAATTTTGTTGAGTGTCTTGGAGATAATCAATATGATGTGCTATTCGCATAAAGGAAACACTGATATAATATAAGTATGAAAGAAAATAGATTAGAAGGCGACACTCACGAAGCAGTCGGATTCAGCGACTTGTTAGCTTTGTTGCATATCCAGCCTAGGAAGGGAGGTCACATAGTTATCGAGGGGCATCCAGACGACGAAGAAGAATACCTACACATGTCCGAGGTTAAGAAGATAATTAAACATCTTTCGAGCCGTGATGTTACCGAAACAGATTTCGGGAACATGCCACACCCGCCACGCCATTAAACAACATTATGAAAGACACGAAAACAGACAACATGGAAAATAAACAGCCAAGCGGCAAGCTGTCGGATTCAGCGGCTTATTCCTTAAATTATGACTCCGCAGAGGATGTGTGCAAATCTAACCCTGATGACTGCTACGCCTGTGACGAGGGCGACATATGCCCTAACTGTGGGTGCGACCTGTGGGATGTGTTCTACTTATTCGGAATTTACAGATGCGACGAGTGCATCAACCTTCTGGATTATTAGCGAACGACTAATAACATATAATAAGATGATAAAGATGAAAGCACTAATTAAGACCCAGTACAAAGAATGGTACGGTTGCGAAGACAACGTAGGCGATGAAGACTATGGCCGGTATAAGAACAAAGGCGGCCACAACTTCGTTATCGATATCGATAGCCACACTCTTCTTTATAATGAAGAGGCTGTTATTGAAGCCTTCCACAAGAAGTACAATAGAATCGGCGATTGGACGAGGTGTGAAGTGCTGGAGATTGAGGCCTGTTATTACGAGCCAGAACAAATTACTTTGGAACTCTAAATTATGTACGATATTAAAGATACTCTTATGTTTCTTCTCCGCTTTATTATTGCAGGAGGAGTTCTTCTTACTCTAGCAGTCATTAGTTCAGAAGGATTTGCTGACGCGTTGGTTAGAATGTTGCCATTTTAAGGAACACCTATATAGTAATGAATACAGTAATGTGCGGATGCGGTAATCCGGTAGAATCAGCGAGGGTTGAACTTAATCTTAAAAGGTGCAAAAAGTGTGCCTTTAGTAATGATGTAGAAAGACCGAAAGGTGTAATGATTTATAGCGGAAAGGTAGGAGGAGAGATTGAGATTCATTCTGCCGAGGCTTGGAAAGAAAAGAAAAGGTATTATGTGCCATCTGGATCTAGGAGCTGTGTTAAGAATTTTAGCCGTAATATATGTAGTTAGTATGCATTTTATGGTGTACAAACCGCTGTTTTTGTGGTATAATATATTTAGAAAGGTAAGGAAAACAACTATATTATGAAAGAAAATACGAAAACCCCCGCCGCTAAAATGTGCATTGCGCAATATGATATTGATCGGCTACAGAAAATGCTAGATGACGAACTAGTTAGACGCTCGAAAGCTCTTAATGAGCCTCTAGAGTCTACTCTCGTAAGCCAAGGTTCTAGTTGCACGGTATTTGTGCCAATGGAGATGTGGAAAACCGAGCGCGGTACTACCCTCGTGTCACCGGTGGAGTAGATCTAACCCGACGAAAATTTAAACAAAAAAAATTATGCAAGAGTACGTAGTAAAAGTAAAAGACAACGGTAATATAGAATGGCGTCAAAATGGTAATCTTCATCGGTTAGATGGTCCTGCTATTGAATACGCTAATGGATATAAGGCTTGGTATCAAAATGGTAAGCTTCATCGGTTAGATGGTCCTGCATGCGAATATGCTGATGGATTTAAGGTTTGGTATCAAAATGGAGAGCTTCATCGGTTAGACGGACCTGCTATTGAACGTTCTAATGGCGATAAGGAATGGTTTATTGAAGGTAAAGAACTTACTGAAGAAGAATTTAACAATAGAAATAACAAAGTCGAAGTAACTCTTGAGGACATTGCTAAAGCTATGAACATCGACATTGATAAGCTTCGCATTAAGGAACACTGATATAATAAGATTATGAAAGATAAACGCAAACGTTTTATGGTGGTCGATAACTTAAATGGTAATGTCCTTGCATCCTGTTTAGCTATCGATGAGAAAGAAGCTAGAATTAAGCTTAATTACTTTATCACCACACACCCGAGTTACGATTTAGTTTCTGAAAATATATAACGCCTATGAAAATACTTAAATTCAAAATTGAAGGAGAGATTTATGATCAAGAACTGCCTGATGACATCGCTGAAATGCATATGAAGGATGGTACCTTAAATGATCTTATAATGCAAAATCCTGACCGATTAAAGGGATATATTGAATCTGTTGATCTTTCGCTGAAAAACTCTCCTAACAAAATTGCTGATAATATTATTCATGTCGGTGTTGGTGAAAATGGTAAATTACAAATAAAATGAAAATGACAATTATTACAATTATAAGTATCCTCGCGTTAAACACTGGGTGCAACGAAAGAAATGGTGAAAATTTTATTGGAAATAAAAAACCTCAAACAGTACCGATAGGTGTGTACATTAATCACCAAAAACAGTGGGGAGATCTTATTACTCATGGTTTTTTAGACGATGTCAAAGAGGCTGAAAACGGTGTTAAAGCCGGATTGTGCAAAAGGACTAATAGGTGGTACTCGTATAATTCACCAGAAGGAGGTACGCAAACTATTGGTTATGGCCACAAATTGACGCGGGAAGAAGCTAATTCTGGTAAATTTAGAAAAGGATTATCAAAAAACCAAGCTGAACAACTTCTATTATCAGATCTCAATTTAGCTATAAGCAGACTAAAAATGCCAAACTCAAGATGGAATAGGCTATCTTGGAAGCAGAAATGGCTTTTATTGGATTATCAATTTAATGTTGGAAGTGTTGAGCACAAGTTTCCTAAGTTCACCTATGGAGTGCTGACGGAAAATAAATCGATACTGCTAAAAGAATATCTTCGTACATACAAAAAGAAAAATGGTAAACGTTATTACTTAGGTGATCGTAACAACCGCACATTAAATTTCATAAAAGATAATTTTTAGTATGTACAATTTAGCAAATCTATAGTATAATAATACCATGAAAGTCAAAAAGAGAAAATACCTTCGTTCTGGAAGGCTTGCAGCTCCAGATTTTAAATTTACTGGAGAAGAACCAGAATGGAAAAACAGTAAAAATTTGGATACAACCTTTAACAAGGCGCTCAACTTCTACAACTATTATCTAGATCGGGATGACTATATTCATATCATTTGTGAATATATGAAATCTCGAGGTTATAACAAGGATGAAATTAAATTGATTGAAAGTGTGCCTAAGTCTAATAGTGATGTTGCTACAACAGGTAAAATTTGTAGATGCTTTAACGTTGGAATGCCTGCTGAATTTAGAGATTATTCAACTTATGTGAAAAATAATATTTCTTCTATTATGTCTGATGCAAAGGAACATTTGTATCAAAAGAAATACGATACTACACAAAAGGTTAAGCCCAATGTTCATAGAATCATGCGAGAAAAAGTTCGTAAAGGAGTTTTATTTGAAATTGAATCGGTCTTTGACGAATGGTGTGCCAATCCAAAAGTAAAGATTAAAAAGATATCCGTTTCGTCAATTCTTCGAGCTGAAAACGTACCAGTCTCTTTTATTGGCCCCGTTGCAGATCTGATTAAAGCACAAAAGGAAGAGTTTGATTTAGCGTATAACAAAGAATGCGATCAGTGCGTTGAAGGATATTCATACCTCACAAAGGTTCAGCTTAGAAAAAGAATTGAGGTGTGTGATGATATGTTGAACGAGCTTGTTCTTTACAAATCTGCTAAAAAAGCCACTCGTAAACCTAGAATTAAAAAACCTAAATCCGCAGAAAAACAGGTTTCGAGAATAAAGTACCTACCCGAATCTAAAGAATATTCAGTGTGCTCATGTGATCCTGTTAGGGTTATTGGGTCTGAAATGTTGATCATATTCAATACTAAATATAGAAGAATGACAATGTTCAAATCACAAGGAAGGAATGGACTAACCGTTAAGGGTACAACAATTCAAGATTTTGACGAAAAAGCTTCCTATTCTTTAACACTAAGAAAGCCACAGATTAGCAAACTGCTTCCTATTCTAGTAAGTAAAACAGAAAAACAAATTGAAAAGGAAATAGGCCTTATTAAAACCAAGCGCAAGCCAGCAAAAGGCAGGTGCAATAAAGACACCATACTATTAAGAACAATATGAGTAAAGATAAAAAAATTGTAATTACACCCGCGATAACGAAAGAGCAGTTAAGACTCGAAGTTGAAAGACTTGTTCATCATGACGGTATGAGCTATACAGAATCTATTATTGAAATTTGTGAAAAAAGACAAATCGATCCAGAAGATATTGCTAAGCTTATAAAGCGTGGTCCTCTTAAAAACAAATTAGAGGTTGAAGCGATGGATAGAAACATCATAAAAAGAACAACAACCAAACTATATTAATGTCTAAAAAACTACAATCTTGGTGGAAAAACATAAATGTGTCAGCATATATGTTCGCGTTCATATGGGCAGCAGGTCCTCTTATCTTTTGGCTTCTTGTCTTTCACATTTTTTCAAAAATAATATAAAGACGATAAGAATTCATATATGAGCGGCTATCGAACATACCAAATCTACCAATCTCTTAAATTGCACTTTACGACTGATTACAATGCAGTAAAGTATAATTTCAAAACGGGCACAAAACAAGCAACGTTTGAAAAAAGAAGAGATAGGTACTTCTTTGAAAAGCTTTCTCGGAAGTTTAATGCTGAAACCTTAATCGATTATTTTACTGCAAATCTTATTGAAAATCCAAATGTCTGGATCGGTGATGTAAACGATAAAGTCTATAACGATTATGTTGCACGGCAAGATAAATTAACCTATATGATGAATCAGGATATGAAAACAATGTCCAATAAAGGATATTCTTTTAATGAGCTATGTACAACCTCTGATGACCTATCTTCTAATCCGCTTTTAGAAGCATTAAGAGGTGGCGAGATTAGCACTGAATCTGTCGTTATGGTTGATATACTCGTAAACTTTCTATCGTCTCTAAAGAAGAATCTAAGCGATCCTCTAGGTATAAATACCGATACTATTAACTTATTACAAAAATATAAGCTAATAATGTTGCGTCGACCACTGCCACAAAATAAAATAAAGGAAAAGCTGCTCTTATCTTTTACCACTTAAACTTTGGTAAATAAACGCAATTTAAGTATGTACAAAGAGTAAAATCTATGGTATAATACTTAAGAAACAACAAACAACACACACTGTAATACACTGCAATACGAACAAATAAAAAAATTATGTCATTCGAACAACTAAAACAAAATCGGGATAACGCTATTAGTAAATTGGTAGCCGCATCAACATCAAATAATGAAAAGAAATCATACGGCGACGACCGTGTTTGGAAACCTACTGTCGACAAGGCTGGTAACGGTTATGCCGTAATCCGCTTTTTACCAGCAGGTGGAGGTGAAGATCTTCCATGGGTACGTTATTGGGATCATGGCTTTAAGGGTTCAACTGGCCGCTGGTATATCGAGCGTTCTTTGACTTCTATTGGTCAAAATGATCCTGTTTCTGAACTTAACTCACAACTATGGAATACTGGTCGTGATGAAGATAAGGAAACCGCACGTCAACGTAAGCGTAGACTACACCACGTTTCAAACATCCTTGTTATTTCAGATTCTGCTAATCCAGAAAATGAAGGTAAAGTGTTTCTTTATGAATATGGTAAAAAACTCATGGATAAGATCATGGATGTTATGCAGCCACAGTTTGCTGATGAAACACCAATCAACCCATTTGATTTTTGGAATGGAGCAAACTTTAAACTTAAAATTCGCAATGTTGAAGGATATCGCAATTACGATAAGTCAGAGTTTGATGCATCTACAAAACTATACGATGGTGATGAAACTCGACTAGAGGAAATCTATAATAACCTATACAAATTGGATGAATTTACCGATCCAGAATACTATAAGTCTTATGCTGAACTTCAGAAGAAACTTTTCGAAGTTATCGGCGAAGCTGATGTAGCAAATAGTTTTTCTCCCGCTCAAACAGTGGAGATGAATACAACTAAAGAAGCGATTGTTGATGCACCTGCACCACAATCAGTTTCAGAACCTGATTCGACAGAAACTGTATCATCCACATCAGATGGAGACACGGGAGATGAAGACTCTTTAAGTTATTTTGCTAGATTAGCAAACTCATAAACATACATACATAATATAGTAAAGGGCAATAGTGAAAGCTATTGCCCTTTTTATTATCCTTGCCAATATCCACCTCCATATACACCCGCTATCGTTTTTGATTTAAGACTACTTTCTCCAATGACGTTATACTGCGTATTATTTGGTGCGTTTATTGTGGTGTTTGTTGAAGAAACGTTTGCTGGACCGTATGGGGTATTTCCACTACCTCCAGATTCGTTTATATCACGTTTTGCTTCAAGGCCTTCTTCCAATTTTTTGATAGATTGAAGTTCCAAATCAACCCTTCTTTTTGCTGCGTTTGTTTGTGCGTCGAGATCGTCGATGAAGTTCTCTGCAGACTCAGGTAAAAGAATCTTTGGGACCTTTTTAAGAAGACCAATAATTCCTTGTTGTAAAAATAGGAAGAATGATGCAATTGATAAACCAATTTTCTTTAATGTTATTTTTATCTTATCAAGAGTATCAGCACCAAAAGTGTCCTTTATGAGTGCACCTAGCATATTGAAAGGAATCATGACAGTCCCAACTATTCCATCCCAAATCTTCTGTAAACCTCCCATCATTTTATCGGTATCCCATGTGAATATACCGACTACTAAATCGACTAATCCACCAAAGACATCTTTAACGCTTTGAATAATTACTTCTGTTTGTTTACCTATTTCTTCTGCTATATTATCAAGACCAAGCCATTCTGCGAGCTTAGATGGTATCCACGCTAATATGCGGAGTAAGCCACCAACCAATCCATCAAAGACTTCCATAATCCCCTGCTTGATGCCTTCAATTATTCCACCTTCCTCGTAGCCTTTCATAAAACCTTTGACGAAGTCAATTATGCTGAAAAGAATTGTGATTGGTAAAAATACCTTTCCAAGTAATCTTCCAACAGTTTTTGCAACCTTTATGATCGCTTTAAACGGACCGGATTTCGCGAAATCAGCAATACGTTTAAACACGCTAAAAATCTTACTAATTGCCCCGCCTTTTCCACTAAAGATTTTATTAATAAATTTGTTATTCTTAAAAAAATTACGAATTGGGTCAAACATTTTACCAAGCAATTTTCCAAATTTACCTCTCGTAAGGAAATTTAGTTCAACACCTAACTGACCAATAAAAGCAAAAAACGTTACGAAAGGAGCCAATAGCAAACCAAACCCTATACCTAATAGTTTACTAAGTCCGCCATCTGTCTTAGGTATAAGCGATTTTAAAGCAGAAGATAAACCATCCACTAATGATGTAGAAAGTCCATTGATACCATCAGCAATATCTTGAAATATCGACTTTTGCTCAATACTTTCTTCAAGTCGTTTAAGATCGTTTTTCTTTTGCTCATCAATAAGTTTATCAGCTACATTTTCTTCGCTGTTTACGACCATGACCTTTTGAGTAACATCAGCAAGATCTTTTTTTGTTATGTAATCACCGTCAGGCATATTTCTATTTATACTAAAAGAAGAATGGTAAGTGTTTTATTTAAAGTGTACTACGACGTTCATAATTTAATAAATCGTAATCGTTTGAATATCTTTCTTCAATTAATAATCGTGTTTTATTATCAATTTGCGGTTTCGAAAATGATCCACTTGAATTTCGGTGGGGTATATCAGGATACACTCGCCCACAATGGTTTTCGATTATCTCTTGGCAATTTCCCCAATCATGCCTAATGTGTTCAAATCTAATTATGTAATTTAATCTATTTAAATCCAAATCAAATGTTTGGGATCTAAAATGTTGATCACATTCCAAACCAGGTCCATCTTTTATTTTGCTAACTGATTTAATAAACTCATCAAATGACATCTTATGTTTAAACATATTGGGGTGACGACGATCAAATCCTTTATGATATCTCACGCCATTTACTTTGTCTTTCCAACAACTTATTAAGCGATCTTCTGGGTGACGAGAAAATCCGATGACTAAAGAATTATTAGAGAATTCTTTAGTGTCTAACATCTTCCATTTTAATGATGGGTTGAGCGCAATTTGAGAATGTTTTCGATTATCCTTTTCAAATAATTCAATCAAAAGCCATTTCATTGACGTATTGCATGCCTTACATATCATTTGAAAGATAATATTATCTTCTTCAATAAAATAGTTATTAGGATCAGCCATTTTTAGTTTTGTTCAGCTCTTAACTTCTCTTCTTCCAAATGATTCTTTAATAATGTTAAATAAATTTCCCTTTCCCACGGGATCATGTTATCAAGCTCTGTTAAGCTATATTTATGATGTTGTAACAAAGAAAACTGGACATAGTAGTAATTTTCTAAGTTATTGTGAGAAAGGCTTATTCGAAAAAATCAGCTAAACCACCTAATGTTTTCTTATTTGAATGATTACAATGTGGACATGTGTATTCAATGTCATGCTTAAGAGAAGGAATCGTATTCACCCATTCGTTAATTTTTAACACCTGCTCAGAACTTAATGAATCAATAAAATCGTCAATCTCTTTTGTTGAAGCTTCAGAAAAAGGATAAACGTTATCTCCATCGAACACACTTTCGATTACAGTAGAGATCGCAGCTGTCAAATCATTTGCGCTTTTCCCTCTAGCTGATTTTTCAGCATCCTTTAATCCGGGCTCTTTAAGTATAACTCCAATCTCATCAGTTAATTTAATATTGTTGTCATGACTACTTTCATTATACTTAACGTCAATAGCTGATAGATCAATTTGCGTCTCCACATATTCTTCACAGCCATCACATTTTACATTAATATCGGATGTTTCACCTATACTCTTTGATCTGATTTGTAGAAGAATGTACTCAAGGTCATACATCGCCAAATCGTATAGATCAACTTTACCAAACGTGCAAGACTTAATTACATCTTTCATGGCTGACAGTAAGCTTGAACTCGTGTTAGCTTCTTGCGCGATCATTAAGATCTTTTCTTCTTTTACGAGGAATGGTCTAAACTCAATAGTTTCCTTTGTAGATGGAACAGTGAGAGTATACTTTGGTGTTTCAATTGTTGGTAACATAATAATTTTTGTTTTATAATTTAGATTAGTTTCTTAAAGACTTTAAGTTTGTCCTTAGTGCTATTTATTATAGATTTGATAGCACCTTCTACCTTGAATGTATCGTACGTCATTACAACATCGATCTTAATCGTTTCAGATGATGCGTTAGATAGTTCAACGCTGTTGACACTTACCGGGAATGCATCCAGAAGTTTAACACCATAAATTGGTGTGTTCTTTTGATCAAGTTGTTGAATAAAAACGTCTGTCTTATACTCACTATCATAAGAAACCATGTGTGAATCTGGATCAATGATTGATTCCATCCATTTGTCAAAGAATTTTTTTACGTAGTAATCATTTGTAAGTAAAAAACTAAATGTCACATCTTCGTTAACGACTGTGTTAGGTTTTTTTCTTGTTGCACGATCATACGGGTCGTATTCGGATGTTTGAATAATTCGACCAGGGAGTGAACACGATTCGCATAGAATATTGATATCGCGTGGATCATTTACTAATCCACCTAAACTAAATGTCCCACTTAAGGCAGAAGCTGCTGCAGATTGTAGATCCAAATTTAATAAACTTTGAGTAGGAGGAGTGATTGTTACGGCAAAACGGTTACCTCTCGCGATACCTCCTCTTTTTCCAATCGTGGCTTTTAATTGATCAATCGTAACTGGATTGATTGTATTTTTTGCGTCATCTATAAGTCCCATGTTTTTTATGTGTAGTATTTTTTAGAATCTTGCCAAACTTTACTTGAAGGTACTTTAGCAAATTGTTTTGGCTCGTGCGGTAAGAATAAAACTGATTCCCAATGCTTTGATGGAACTTCAACGATACGTGATGTAACGTGTTTTCCAAGATAGTGTTTAAAACATGGTTTAAAGTATCGAAGTTGCGAGTTTCTTTTTAAAAAACTATATCGTAACCTTAAACGTGTAGTTTCATCATAGTCATCGTTATTGGTATATTCTGTCAATCTATCGAAAAAGATAGCTCTTATTTTTGGTGGAAGGTAATGTAAATTTATGCCATAAAAACCACCTTTAGCTTCTCCTATTAAAAATATGAGTGGAAATCTATCATAGTACGGCAATGTTTCTTTTCCCTTAGGATCATACATATACATAAACATCCTACCTATCCATGATCTTTTCTGTGGTAATGATTTTCGTATAAGATTGTCATCCCGCAGAACCTGCTTCATATATCTAGGTGCTCGAATAGTTTTTATTTCTTTTCTAAACCAATCAAGCGCTTCGCGTGTACCCTTCTCTATTCCAGCTGCGGATGATCTGGTTTCAAGCCTATTCAAAAAGGTATTTGGCATATAAGTATTTATACATTTACAAAATCTTTATGCCCATAGATTTAAGTGTCGTTTCTGTCCAAATCTGAAACTCCATATCGTGTTTATTGGCAAAAGCCGCAGCTGCTTCCCACTTAGATTGGTTTTTAGCATATGTCATCACCTCCCTTAAATGCTTTTTTGTTTTTCGACGAGATTGTTTTGGAGGCTGTGTTTGTTTATCTGGTTTAATTTCTATCAAATACAGTTTTCCATTTTTCATACGAATAAAAAGGTCAACAAAATATCTATGAATCTTTCCATCTGTTTTACACCGATATGGAACAACTACTTGTTCTGAATTCCAACCGATCACCGAAGATGTTTCGTCGAGCCAGCGAAACGCCTGTCGTTCCCACATTGAACGATAAATAACATTATTGAAATCACCTTCATATTTAGAAGGGTGCTTAACTTTGTATTTTCCTTTATAAAACTTCATTGTACATAAATATTTATACCTCTAATCTTAGTTTGTTTCAAAAGACAGTATAATATAAATATCTTAATCACATAATTTATTATAAATAACTAATAATGGAAGAACAGTTTATAGATACCGCGAAAAAGTTCGTTGAGAATGCGCTAACCGAAGGGTCGACTGCTGCATCCACCGATTCTGCAAACCCTATTATTAGCTTTCCACGAGATCTTGAAGAATTGGGTAGACCATATGTCCAATTTTCGTGTATGAAAGAAGGTAGAAACATATTTTTACCAATGCCCGCGGGAATTACAATAGCTGATGGAGGTGAATATTCTACTATCAATACCGCTACAATGTCGGCTCTTGCACAAACCGCGAGAGCTGGTGTGGATGCAATTACTGGACAGGGAGGCGGTGCTCTAGATGCTGCAAGGGCTATGGCAAAGGACATTGGTAACCAAGCATTTTCAGGAGGTGGAATTGGTGCTGCTATTCTTTTATCTAAAAAAATGGGCTTAAATGATTTGGCCGATACAGCTTCATTTGCAGGTAAAATGGTTGTTAACCCTCGAACAAACGTATCGTTTTCTGGAAACAACTTAAGGCAATTTGGATTTAAATTTACACTTATTGGTAGAGATAAAAGCGAAGTTAATGCTATCGATGCCATACAAAACACCTTTCGTAATCAAGTTTATGCGTCTGAAATGGATAACGAAAAGCTTTTACTTAAGTACCCAAACCAATGGCAAATTAAATTCTTTTCACCTGACAAACCTGGAAAAGAACTAGATTATATTCCAAAGATATACACATCATATCTTACATCGTGTAGTGTTGCGGTTAACCCTAGTTCACCGCGTTTCCGAACTGATAACTCTCCATACGAACTTACTATTGATCTCGCCTTTCAAGAAACTAAAATTCTTACAAGGGATGAAATACAACGGTTGGAAAATGGCGATCGTACAAATAGAGAAGCTGATGATATAGCTAAGATTGGTAAAGAGGCAGGATCAGTGGCTAACAAGGCCTTCCGTTACTTGGTAAAATCGCTGAAATCACCACCTAAAAAATAATAATGTTCTTTAAACAATTTCCAAAAACGACGTATAGTGTTAAAAACGATGCTATACAACAAGAGATAGCAGACCATTTTAGGTATGTTGATGTCATTGAACGGTCATCACAGAACTTTTATTCATATAAGAAGGAACAGATTATTGATTCTGAAAGGCCCGACACAATGTCAAATCGCTTATACGGAACCAATGATTACTATTGGACGTTCTTTATTGCGAATGATACATTAAAAAATGGCTTATCTGCATGGCCGAAAGGTGATAACGAACTTAATCAGTTTATTTCAAATGAATTTAAGAACTTAAGTGTATATAGATTTCCATTTAATGATACTCGAC